AAACAGATTCTCCGCTTTCCCCTCAACCAAGATAGTCCTAATCTTTGCGACCTCGGACTTACTGAAGCTTGGGTAAGCCTTACTTAGATTTTCTACGGAAAGGAGGGCTGTCTTTTTTAAGTTTTGAAACTCATTTTTCTGACGGTTGTTAAACTCCTCACGCTCTTTTTCTAATGCTTGTTTATCTTCAGCGAATAAACGTTTTGTTGAATTTGCTAAAAGCCTTACGCTATTATCGAACTCAGATTCTGAGATATCTCCATCCTCTAAAGATGTTGTTAACTCATCATACTGCTCCCCAAAATAGTGCTGGACAAGGCTCTCTGGATCTTGACCTTTATAGTCTCCTGAGAAGTCCAGTCTTTGTGAAGATGTAAATGCGGAAGTGTGATCTTCTCCATTTGCCCACAATTGAACTGCCATACGGATATCGCTTGGCATCGCTTGTAAGTCAGCTGTTAAAGCCTCATACTCTTTCTTTACTTCAGAACCCTCTTGGGCCTGATTTCTCCATGTATCGACAGATGAAAAGAACTTAGAAGCATCATTAACCCCAAACTTAGAAGAGATGAGGTCAATCATTTCCTTCGGTGGTTCAAAGTTAAGTTTAATTTCCTTACCCTTTTTTGGAGTTGCCATGATTCCAAAGATGTCATCGATGCCTGCGTTCTCGTCACTGTCATCTTCTTCATCTTCTTCTTCGTCTTCCTCCTCTTCATCTGCTTGAAAACTTGCCTGTTGCATGCTAGCCATCAAGTCTTTATACTCTGTCGAGTTTGCGAAGCTTGGATCCATTGCGGCCAATGCTTCAACTTGTCGAAGTTGTTCTTGCATCTCTGGCTCCAACTGCTCCAATACTGGAGCGTTAGATAAATCACCAGATACTCTTTCAACTTCTCTTTCAAAGTTAGTATCCATAACTATTTATTATTTGGTTCAAAAATACGAATTTATTATAAACCTTGTTTTTTAATAAGGTCTCTCTCTGTCTTGGAATTCTCTTTAAATGCTATCTTCTCCATTTCTTGTTGATGTAGCATTTCTTGGTCATCCATTGCTTCTTGTTTCTGCTGTTGTTGTGCTCCCTGAAGTTGTTGAGCCATATCTGCTTGAGCAGCTCTTCCTTCAATCATTCCTTCGTTAGCAGCTTTGTCAGATTGTTGCTGTGCCATTAACTTATCTCTATGGAATTGACGTAATGCTTGAGCTACTAAATCAGGAGTTGCACGATTAAACAAGTTAGCGAATGTGATTTGATCAATCATTCCTGCTTGAAGTAACGTAAACAATAGCTGATTAGCCGCATTTAAGCCTTGCTCAGGAGTTTCTGAACGCTTAATGAAGATTCTATAGTCTTGTAGTAAATGATCCTCTGTAATCGTAATTCTTGAAAGACCTTCATCTCCTACCATCATAGCTAGTTTACGAGGATTGTCATGGTATACTGCTTTACCAACAGTTGCCATATGCTCGTATGCTTGACGTAAGATAGATGTTAATGCCCAGTAGAATGGTTCTTGTACTAATGAACCTCTTTGAATTTGAGCTTCAACTACTCCTACTAACATATCTGAACCACCTTGAGTTCCTGTCATTGCCTCATTCACACCTGTAACATCCTGAATAGATTGCTGTACAGTTTGAATAACTTGGAACATCTGAAGTGTACCTGATCCAATGTTTGTTCCGTATGTACCAATAGCATTCTGAACTGAACCAACACGGTCAGTATCTACGAAGATTGGTTTAGATGAGTTAATATTACGCATGATATCTGCTTCTCCATCTCGGTCATCAACTGCTGATTTAGAAATAACTGTACCACTTCCACGCATATTAGCCATCTGAGACTCTACAACAGATAAAGTTCTGTTTAAGAAACGCTGTGGATCAATAACATCGTCAAGTGGAGTAAGTACTTCTCCTCTATCGTAGATGTATGTATAACATTTGTACGGGAATTTTACGTTAGCTGGATCGTATAATTGTTTTTCTTGGTAAGGAAGTACACCATACTCAAGAATGATATCCCCATAACCAATTTCTTCCTGAGGAATCATAATGCAGTAACGAAGAATGTCAACAAAGATTGTTTGTTTCTTGCTCTTACCCATTTTCTTTTTGTGATCTTCTGTCTGAGGTTCAATCAAATCCTTGTCGGTATATTTTGAATCCTCATTATTTATCATTGTGTAGTATGGGTATCCTGCTTCATCAAGAACCCAACCGTAGTCTCTTCTCTCAACATCTTTCCAATAAATCTCGTAAGTAGGAACTTTACCACCAGGGATAGTATAGATACCATTTACAATCTTATGCATATTGTTTTGGTTGGTATGATTAGAATAGTTCTCAATCGCCATTCTCTCATCCTTCGTTAGATCTTGGTATCTTTCGAAAATAGTTGGAGTATCCATATAATACCATTCCCCCATAAATTCAGCATCAGATAGATCAGGCTTTTTAGCCGACATATCCCACAAGAAGAACAACGGGTTGATGGACTCAGCAGCGTAGTTCTCATTAGCTTCATATCCTTTGTATATTCCTAATCCACAAATAGCTAAGTTACGAGTGATCTGAGTTTTTAACTCATCTATGTTCACTTCGTTAGCAATGAATTCAAGTAAGTTATTAATATCTTTCTCATAGTTTTCTACAAACGTGTTATGGAATAACTCTTCTGTCTCCATCTCTGTATCTTCGATAGGAGCATTTTCTTTGATAATGTCTTTGAAGAATGGAAGTGCATCAGCTACTTTTTGAAGTGACTTCAGTTTAGCTAATTCCTCTTCTCTTTTGTTAATTACGAAATCAGAAATACAATTTGCTTTTGCATCGTATCCTAAGCGAATAGCATTACCAATGTATTGTTGTATCATTGGCTTGATAACGTTCTTTGTCCATTTAAGGCGGTTACGTACATCACCTGACTCATCCAAGAAGAAAGCCTCGATATCCTCTTCGAATATCCATTGACCATCCTGTCCCTTGAAGAAAGACCAGTTGATTAAGCATTTGTTAATGTATCTGCGGTAGATATAATTACTCATTACGGCAAGGCAGAATTTTGCATATTCCTTATGGTAATCTTTATCTTTTTTGGAGGTTAACTTATTAGGTCTTTGTCTCCCTGTGCTAAACATGTAACTCATATCACTTCAGTACGTCATTAATTTTTACAAGTACCTGTTTTCTAGTTTTTCTCTCGACAACTTTAGCTCCATATGAAGATTCTAATGTCTTCACCATCTGTGGTAACTCTCCGTATACTTTAACCACTAGGTCAGTGTACTTTTTCTTTTCGTCAATGTCCATCCCTGCTAATGTTACCGAGTCAAGGACAATCATTTCGTTTAATACTTCAAACATATACTGACTCATCAACTTTGCTCTCAACCTGTATTCAGGATTAAAAGATTCCATCTTCTTGATGCCAGCAACAATTTCATCTGGGAGGTCTCCATTTACTATGCCTCCCAAGTCTTTTCTTATCGCATAATCCTTACCATAAGTAAGTTCAAGAGCTTTAACAACTCTTTCTCTTTTGCTCAAACTGTAAATAGGACTTGTTCTGTTTCCTAGTAACCAGCAGAGTCTTACCTCTTTTGCCTTCAGGCTTTTAAATTCATCTACGTCAGCTAATTCAGGATATTCCAATCTTAGATCTCCGTCTCCCTCCATTCCAAAGATGATCAATTCAACTTCTTTCTCTGCCATAAAATTAGTAAAAATAAGGGTAGGCACTTTTGATACCTACCCTACAAAGATAATTAAATTTTAATTATACAGCTGGACAACCTAAGTATGCAGCAGTAGTTGCGAATGAACCGTCTAAGATTGAAGTCAATTTAGTAACAGTTGCAGCAGTACCAGCATCAGCAACATTTAAGTAAACCAAAGCAGTAACAGGTTTGAATACTTGAAGTCCGTTAACGATGTTGTGACTGATTGCCTTACGGTAAATGATTTGGTAAGTTTGGTAGCTAGCAGCAGTAACGTAAGTTGCAACACCAACTTGGTTCAATACTTGTGAAGGTGTTCCAGCAGGAGAAACCCAAGCAGTTTGATCAGTGATAACTGAAGCAGCAGGAGCTTTAACGATTAATGCGCCAAATCCAGGGTTGTTTTCAGTGATACGAACTTTAGTTGAAGAAACAACTGTAGCTGTAAAGTAAGCTCTAACATCAGCATTGATACGAGCAACAAACAAAGAAGCTAATTCAGCAGTAGTTGCAGATCCATCAACTCCAACTTCGTAAGTACGAGTTTGATAAGTTGCACCTGTTTCTTTTCCACCACCAAAGAAGTTTTGTACGTTTGGAGCATAAACAGTCAACACGTAATTTTCATTGTTAACGACTGTCATTGCAGATAATTCAACATCTACAACATTTGCAGTTCCAGCTGTACCAGCAGTATAACGGAAACCTAAAAGGTCATTAGCTTTGATTTTTAAAGCTGTAGCACCAGACTCATCTTTGATGCTTAAAAGTCCTGAAGCCAAAACTACGTCTGTAGCCGCAACTGGAGTGTTAATGATCAACGCTGAATCAGCATTGATAACTGGTAATTTAAAAGTAATTGCCATAATAATTTGTTTTTTTTCACTGACCGAAGTCTGTGTTGGTTAAAATTAATTAACTACACCGTGTAGTTCTCTGCAAATGTAAACAAAAAATTTAATTAAAAATTATGGGTTTGGGTTTTTTCTTTTTCTTTTTGATTAAGTATATGTGAGTATATACGTAGTATATACGAATATATAGTTAATCTTTTCTTTTCTCTTTTTCTTTTTTTGCTTCTTTTTTTCTTTTTCTCTTTTCTTATTTTTCTTTTTCTTTTTTAAAAAAAATGCAGAAATAGTTTGCAGATTAAAAAATGATTCATATATTTGCAGAGTGTTGGCGCATAAGTATAGAAAATTTTTAAGGTTATACTAGCCCCCTATTCTCCAGTAATGCCAACACACAATCAATGGGGGGCTTTTTATTTTTGTTGGTATGGAAAAATTTAGAGTAGTGTGTGTAAACGACAAAGCAAGGCCAAAAGAGTTCCCTGCTGCATGTTGGATTGAAAACAATGAAGTGTACACGGTAGTAGAGGCAAAGTACTTAGCTAGGCAACATATGACCATTGGCTACAAACTTGCAGAGATTGATTTGCCTGAAGATTCAATGTATCAGTATTTTCTTTCGAATAGGTTCCGTCCCTATTCCGATGAGGATGAAATGCTTGAGGCTGCACTAGAAGAATTACTAGAAGAAACTGAAGTTATTGTTTTGTAACGAATAATTTATATATTTGTTTCATAAAAATGACAAATTGAATTTAAAAATCACATTATGAGTACCTCTTCTTCGTACTCTAGCAACAAAATAAAGCAGGTTCTAAATAATGGGACCCAACATTTTATCGTCAAATCTTACATCTACACAGCATTCGAATACGACAGGAGAGCTCCAGAGTATCACCTGTATTGGATCAACATGAATAAAGGCTTGCTTGAAGATATGCCTATGTATCAGAGATTATCATGTAAGCATATGAATAAGAAAGAGAAAAGCTACTTCTGGTCTATAGCTGATCAATACAATGTTGTGATTAGCGGTGAAGATGGAATAGTTTGGGAAAATAAAAAACTAGGCCTCAATAAAGACCTAGTTCAAAATCAATCTTACGAATTAATCTAATACTTTTAGGATCTTTCCAGTGCGAGAGTCCACGCGTGCCCGCTTCATCCTAAAATTAGTCTCCTTACACTGTACATATCTGATCACTACGTGCGTATTCTTGTCTTCGTTACGTATGTTCTCAGGTTCGTACCTAGAATGCGACTGAGCGTTTATATATGCAAACGTAATAGCGAATATAGCATCATCATAATCATACCTAGTGTCAGCTGCTTGGTATCTAGTCTGTCTATGACTCGTAGTACTCTTTAAATCCTTCTCAACAAATGTCTTCATTTGCTCCCAGAGCCAGGGAACGTCTATGTTGATGCCGTAGGCATCAATCATTTCCTCTGTTTTAGCAATTATACGTGGTGCTGTGTTCGACTTGTTGGAAATGCCGAACCATTTCCCACCATGAGTTTGAAAGTATTCAGCTAATTGAGTATTTGCAGTAAACTTATTCTTGAATCCGTGAATTTCTTGGAAATCTACGTGCATATCACCGATATTATTCTCTACTAGCTCCTTTACACCACCTCTACGTTGCTGATCGTAGTATAAACTCTGCAATAATACCTGTAGGTAGGTCTGTTTGAACTTTCTGTCCCTATGGAATACTACTGAAGACACACAATTAGTCAATGCATCCCATATTGCGCTACACATCATGGAGTGTCCTGTCTCAGAGTTGATGGGGTCAGTCCCTTGATACCATCTATTCTTCCAAATTTCGTTATTTGGTGGGTGGTGGACTATTAATGCTGAGGTAGATACGTCTTCTCTGCCACTTGTGTTCACCCATCTAGCTCCAATGATCCTATAATCAGTCAATAAGTCAGGTGTTGGTTGGGACATATCCATAATTGGCTCGAAATAACCGTATTCAATGGGTACATCTTTGCCATATATCTCTGCGAGACGTTGATTACAGGTATGAATAGGCACTAAAGTACGTGCTTTACGCAAGAACATATCATCTATGGTAATTGGGTAGTGCTGATGGAACTGTACTTTGGCAACTTCACCTTTCTTTGTTCCCTCTAGGGACAGATATGCTTTACGTTCGTTGTTGATGTGCTCATCGCTAACTCCTCTACGTGCATATGCATTAAAGAATAGCGGAATGATACCGTATTCAAAGTTTTTCTCTCTCCATTGGCTTAGACACATCTTAAATTCAGCTTCAAATACTGATCCACCCTTATCCATTTCACCTCCTGTACCCCAAGCGATGAACTGCTGCTGCATGGTCATCTTACCTGTTTCAGGATTGTACTTAAATAAAGCAGGTCGACCTTC